ATTCTTCTTCTGCCATCTTCCAATAGGGACTTTTAAGTTTATCCCAGTCTTCAGCAGTCGTTTGTTTTTCAACGCTCATTTTTAAACTCCTCTCGTTTGGCTGCGTTAATCCATTTGTCTGGTATACTATCTTCACTAAACCATCTAAAGTTATTCTTGTCTGCCCACTCAGCGTGAGAACGCCTTGTCCCATCTTGACGTACCTTAGCTTGAGGCATTGGTGCGCTAGGGTTGGCAAACAAAAACACTAACTCAACATCATCGGGAAGGGCTTTGTCAATCCAGATATACTTACTGTACTCTGCACTGTCCCAGAACCTGCCCTTTGCTTCGAGTAATATTTTCTTTCCGTCAATAACTCTTACAAAGTCAGGCTCATACTTGTGCTCAATAGTATACCCGACCTTATCGACATGGTGTTCCCAATCGTCTAAGATTCCTGAGTGAAGCTCGTATTCCCAGTTAGAGTCGTAGCCTTTAACTACGTCCTTTTCGACTGGTCGTTTCACCCTCGCTTTCCTAAAGCCCTTCCTAACTTTTTTCAATGTAATGTTGCCTCCCTGCGCTCAAGCTCTATGCTGACCAGTAGCATAAGTGTTTGTAGAAACTCTTGGTCTACGTCAGCAATAGTCTTGTTTGAATTATATAAGTAACTACCTACCGCTATAATAGCGTCTTCTATTCCGAGCGTCTCGACTTCATCATCTTCCATGCTATATCCTCGCTCGTAATGTCTTCAACATCCTTATCGGGAAAGATGCGTAGTAGCTGCTTTATTTTTTTTGGTTAGCCACTTGTCGGTATAAAAGCTAAGCCTCATCTGCCCACCACCCCAGATGTGTGTCTGGTCGGGAAGCATTTCTTCCATGTTATCTTCATTAATTTTATCTGCTTCTACTTCGTCAACCAAAGACCTCAGCCAACTTAGCTGAAGTCTTTTAGCTTGCTTGTAGATTCGTTTGCTTTTTTTGCGGTTCATAGTATTTCATCCACCTTGGGTTCAGACACTACCTCGGTTAAGTAGGTGTATCCTGTAGAGTATTTAAAGGTTCGTAAACCCTGACCATCATTAGAATCCTTGTGACATTCGTGTTTATACTTACACCACGAACAACCTTTAGGCAGCTTCATGTTACCTTTCTTGCCGTCAGGTATAGGATTATAACATAGTTCAGGCGGTTTGTCAAGTTCTAAATCACCTAGTAGCGTATTTATTTTTGTAGTTATATTAGGTTTATCTAAGTCATCAGGCTCAAACATGCACAGCTCACCGCTTTCTTTGTTGATAACAAGGAAGCCACCATCCTTTGTGCCCTCGGCTTCTTCGTATCCTGCAAGCTGTCCAAGATAACCAAAGGGGTCATCCTGTGCCAACCTACCCTCACGGAATTTGTTGAATGCAAACTTAGATGCAGACTTAACATCGACTACTTCGCCATTAATCTTACAGTCCATGTGTCCGACAATGCCGTTAACTGTAACTTCTTTCTGCTCATCTGTTACGTTATGTCCCGCCATTCGGACCAACATCAAAACCAGTTCTTCTAGTACGTGCCCATACAGAAACTTAATCTGTGTTGCACCATCAACGTCACCAGACTTATCTGTGTCACGTTTCTCAAACCACATCTGACGAGAGGGTTTACCTACGTTAGACATTCTAACAGTGAAGTCGGTGTCACGCTTTCTAGGTGTAGCCCAATGCATGATAGCTTCTTTCATTGATGCCATAGTTTTATCAATCTCCTCCTCCGTTATTGGAAGAGGCTCGCCATCTGAAAGTTTTTCTAGCATGTTGTATATGTCAGGTACTACATTACTGAGTTTGCTCATTACCTAACTCCTTGAAAGCTTTGATTACGTCTGTAGAAAATAACTTCTGCAAGTTTAAAAGATACATCTGACTTGCTCGGTTATCGCCACCCGATACAGTCTTGAAACTATCTAGACCTTTAACAATCTTCTTGAGTGTCTGTGTGTTGAACACTAACGTACAGTATTCATCATCGCCAATGCACA